AGCAAAGTGTTGTGCACGCTGCTCCATAAACTCAGCTGGAATCTTGCAAAGTAATAATCCGCCTACTTCGATATTGTCTTTAAAACGACTATTCGGGTCGGCTAACAGTCTAAATTTAGGTTGTTCGCTCATTGTAACGGGTTCCCAGCCTTGTCTTAGATTTGACGCTAAGTTGCTTGGGTCACTGTTATTTAATGTTGCTACGCGAATCCATCTATATGCAAACCCAGCCTCTTTGTCAGGCTCAGGGAGCAATTCTGGTTGCATCCACTGCTTAGGACGCTCCACAAGTGCACGGGTTTCTAGTTCACGAGTTGTTCTTGCATTTGTATTATCTGCCATTTTGGTTCTCCAAGGCTAAAGCTGCTTTCGCATATTGTTCAGGGGTTAAGCCAAATTTCTTTGCTAAGTTGACCTGGCTCTGAGTTAACTTTATCTTTGTTGCTGATGTACTTCTCGAAGCAGGTGCGACTACGTTTGAGGGTTTGCCCTTACTTGGTTTTCTATCTTCGGTTTCACCAAAATACTCGTTAAAACGTCTACGCATTGTTTTGTCCAATACGTTGTAATATTCTTTAGAGCCTACTGGTACGCCTTCGTCTACAAGTTTTGCATGGAGTCCAAGAGCTGCGCTGGTCATTTCTTTGTCTTTACCAAACCACTCATTTTTTTCTTGCCAATCCAAAGCCTTCTCGTCAGGCCGTGGAACTTGCGATTCCGCAGGGCGTTGTAGCCTTTCTTGCGCCTGTTGTACCTCATAATCAGGTGTTTGTAAAGCCCCTGTACGCATATTATGTGCTTGAGCCAATTTTAAGGTGGCCAACTGCATCTGCTCTTGAGCTTCTACTACACCATCGGCATCACCAATTTCATATGCGTCTTTGTAAGCACGCTTGGCTTCTTGCATCTCTTTCTGAGCTAAACTCTGTATATTATTAATATACTCTTTTTCACCATTACCCAAAACTTGGTTAACGCGTTGGTTTTCTTGAAGCAGTCGTTGCGCTAGTGCGACAGCCTCTCTGTGCTCACGTTGAGCCGCTTCTTTCTCCCTGCGCTCGTCATGATATACCTTACGCATTTGTTTAATGCGTTGTTGTGCTTTTGCATCGTAGGAGTCTAATTCGTCTTCTTCTAACTCATCTACAATGTGTTTAGGCATTGGTTCCCGACCACGGTCTTCTTCGGGAGTATCGTCTTCTATTTCAATCTCGATGTTATCGTCATTATCGTCTATTTCATCGGGGAATTTATATTCTGTTCTTTCAAAATCTGCCATAGTCTTGTCCTATTTGCGTGAGATGCCGCGTGGGTCGAGTACAACTGCTTCTACCGAATCATCATTTAACAATCTGAATTCTCTACCGTGAATAAGCAGGCGTGAGCCTGAGTTGGGGCGTACTAAGATAAAGTCGCCTTCTTTACACCATGCACCACTAGGGAATTTGTTTGTGTCTTTATAAGCTTCTGGGCCTAATGAAACAACAAATAGTACGGTCGTAAGTACTTCTTCATTGCGCATCGTGATATCAGCTTTGGCGATACCACCTTCGTATTCTTTGTCTGCTTCTGGGATAGCGCATAGGATTCTGTATCCTGATGGCATTGGGAGTTGCGTTGCTTTTTCTTCGTTAGTAGCCTCTGTTTCGTAGCTACCAACAACTTGTGGATTTTTGGGGTTTGACCCAATTAAAATCTTTGACATTTTGTTTCCTGTTTGTGGGATTAAAATATGCCGTCTTTCCGTGCTGTCAAAATGATGGTGTGCTTTTACGCCAAAGTAGTATCCATTTTCCCCTATCACCACATCACTAATATATGCCACGTTGGTTCGCCCGACATTAGTTAGCATTTTGCAGTTTGGGTGGGTAACCACACTCATTATAAGATGGCTGCCTCTAAGCCTACTTCCCTACATTTATTTTTGATAGTAATCTCAGTATTCGTTGGCGTACTTTCAGCCAATCCCAAGTCTCCTATTTCTGAGCGTCAGGCCATTACTGGTGCGCTATGCGCGTACTATCAAGCTACAGACACTGGTGTAACTAGTCAAATTATCTTACCGGACATGACAAATATCCAAAACCAATGCCTATACTTGATAGTGCTTGTCTTTCCAAGCTGTCATCGAACGATTTCTAAAAAACCCCGAAGCGAAAGGCCGTGTTATCTAATCTTCTAATTTATCTTTTATATCAAGTACATAACCACGAGCTGTTTGAAGTCCTCGTATCTCACCGCACATCTGTTTATACGTCTCCATTGAGTCGATTCGCTCAGAACATACAGCGTCTTTAAGTTGCATAACTTTCTCATCAATGTGCTTAAGCACTACATCAAACGCGTCCATTATTCTTCACCTTTCTTAGGTTTCTTGGCGGATTGTTTTACCTCTCCCCCTTTAGCAAAAGCTTGTTCTTTTTGATGTTCGCGATTTACTTCAGCTTGGTGGCCTTGGTGCGCTACATCGAGTATTTTATGATGTCTTTGATGGTCTCGCTCAAGGGCTTTTTGATAGGCTTCGTGAGCTATAGTTTCCGCTTTCTCTGTCTGTGCGCGTTCACGCTCAAGCATACCTTGATACGCTTGGTGAGCTAACCCCATTTCGGTTTCAGTCTTCTTAGCGGTAATTTGAGCCGCATCTTTTAGAGCCTGAACAGTTGTTTTGCGCTGCTGGTCTTCCTTCTTCATTGTCATATCAGCTGCGTTTTTAAGCGCTTCTACTTGCAGTTTCTTCTCGTCATGGGTTTGTTTACCTTTATCAAGTGACTGTTTGACGCCGAGCTGCGCTGCGTTTTTAAGTACATCAATCTCACGTTGCTTATCTGCTGTAGCTGATTGCGCTGCGATACGCTCACGGTCTACTTGAATCTGCTGCATCTTAACTTGAATCTCAGCTTGGTCTCTCTGCGCTTTATTCTGAATTTCTTGCGCTTTAAGTTGTAGCTCTTGCATCTGCATTTGAATTAGCGGGTCTTGAGCTTGTTGCTGCGCTTTTTGCTGCGCTGCTCCAGCTTGATTTTGTTGAAGTAGTTGTGTAGCCGCTTGTGCAAGTAATGGAGACAATGCCGCTTCTACTTCGGGGTCTTGCTTCATATCTTCACCGTCATCATCCTCTTGTGGAGGCATCTGCATACCAAGCTGTACTTCAACATCTTTTCTATACTGGAAGCCCAAATGCTCTGCTACGTGTGACATGACTGTCGCTTGAATCTGTGGAAGTAGCGGGTTTCCTTGCAGCGTACCCATAATCTTGGGGTCTTGCATCATCGCCATATGAACAGCAATATGAGCATTGTGGTCTTGAGTTAAGAACGCTTTGACAGGTTTTAGTCTAAGGATATTCTGATTCTCAGATACAGGGTCTACAGGGAACTTATCTTCTTCTAATGGAACCAGCTTTTGCGCATCCTTAATCCCCAAAGCATCAAGCATCTGGCGGTGAAGAATGGGCAGGTTGTAAAGTTGAGGTGCCCCTTGCGCAAGTTGAAGTACCGCTTGGTACTGTACGATTTTCTGAGCCATCGTAGACGCATTAGGGTCAGATACAGGAATAACTTCTGTAGTCGTATAGTCCGACTTCTTAGCTTTTCTACTTCCTTCTTCAGGGTCATAGTCATAGTCCTCTGGTGCGTAAGCGGCAATAATTCCTTTAAGGAGTCCTAACTCTTGTTTCATCGAATAGTGAACACGTGCCTGAACAGCAGTAATCACTTTAAGTGTACGCTCTAAAATAGCAAGTGTCGTTCCTACAGGCGCATTACCCGACATATCAGATACTTGCAAATCCGCCGCGTTAGCAAAGCGTCTACCTTCTTCTACAATCTGATTAAGCAGTCCCATCAATGTTTGTGACGGCTCTTTATATGGGAGCGGCAGTAAGTTATCTCGAATTGTACCGCTGGGTACATCTACATCGCGCCACTCTCCAGGAGAGATAGGCGTATCATCACCCTTAATACGCATACCACGCGCTTTAAACCCGCCAGGCAGATTACTTAGCGTGCCTGCATCAACCAGTTGTCTAATAAGAGAAGTACCGGACTTAGCAAATGCGCCAATAAGATGAATAAGGCCAAAGCAATAAAAGCCAAACCCAGGGACATACCCATAATGAACAAAATGTTGTCGCTTGGTGTAGGTTTCATCATCTGGCTCCCAGTTACGTCTAATGGATAGAATCTCTTGACTTCCTTTCTCAATAGTCACTACATAAGGTAGTGCAATTCCCGTTTCATCCCCATCTGCATCAGTATGCTCAAATCCTGGAAGGTCGAGGTCAACGTGCATTTCAAGGACTTTATACCGGTCATCAGACGTTGCACTAAATCCCATCTTCTCAGCAATTTTCTTCTCAACGTCATCAAGCTGACTACTAGGCTCACCTAAGTCAATATCGCGGTAAAATCCCGCTACCTGAAGCCTACGCATATCATTTTCAGTCTTACGCATAACATGAGTTACACGCTCTGCTGTTTCTAAGTTAGATGCACCATAAGGTACAACCATGTCTTCAGCAGGGACAAATAGAGATGTTTGGCGGTTTAATTTTGGGTCAAAGTACACTTTTTTAAATGCATTACCAGATAGCCCAAGACCCCAAAGCATACGCTCATGCTCAGGTCTGTACTCGGTCATCACGTCTAAAAGCTGGTGATTCATGTCGTCTTGAACACGTACCGCCGCTTCCTTCTTGTTAGAAGTCTCTTTACCAATAATCTTTGTTTTGACAGGGCCTGCTGACGGGAATGTCGCCATCATAGTCTCAGCTTGAAACTTAACTAATGCTTCGCTAAGTAGAGGGTGATGCACACCACACGCACCATCCCAAGGCTCAGTACGCTCTTCAATCTTCATACCGAGTAGCTCTAAACCATCTGTATAAGTCGTAATCCAATCTTTACGCGAAGCCACGTCATCATCAAAGTCAGACAACAAATCTGCTGCAATAGACGAAAGCTCCCCATCATCTAGGAGTTCAGCTAAATTCTCGTCAAAATCTTCGTCCGTTTCTTCTTTAGGGTCAAAGTCAATCTCCATCCCACCCATTGCAATATGCAAACTTTCTGGGTCGTCAATTTCAATCTCGATGTCAGGCTCATCGCCGCCGAGTAAGGACTCAAGTCCTAGTGGTGCTTGGTTTAGGCTTTTATCAAACATTTAGTTTCTCTGCTGTTGTTAGTAATATGCATTGCGCCGTGATGACCGCCCTCTAAACTCTCGCTCTGGTTCTGGTTCATCTAAATTAGTTGAAATAAACCCGCCTTTTCTAAACCTCGCCATCGCCATTGACACGGTATCCACATAGTCATCGTGTTGCCCTGCGGGAAATGATGCCACCTCTTCGATAACCTCGTCCGCAAATCGTGTGTTCGGTGCCCATACTCTACCAGAGTGAAATAAGTCTGCAACCGCATTAAGCCTAGATATCTTATCGTTACCTCTTGTAGGCGTGAATTCCATCACTGGAATACCCATTGCACGTAGCTCATATATAAGTGGCGCACCAGACGCTTTCTTTTCTACGATTATACTATCAGGTTGCCAATAGTTATAGTCATC